CATTGGCGGTGGCGGAGCAGTAGATACCGCAGGAACTAATAGCGTTTTCGCAACTGTTACTTCTACAGGTGGTGGAGAGGGCGGAGGTACTTCGAGTCAAGTAGGTGGAAACGGTGGCTCTGGTGGCGGCGGCTCTGCGGAAGGAACTAATGCAGGGGGTACAGCAGTAGCAGGTCAAGGTAACGCGGGTGGTACAGGTATGAGCGGTAATCCTTTTCGCGGCGGTGGCGGTGGCGGTGCGGGTGCAGCAGGAGCAAACGCATCTGATAGCGGAAATGGAGGGAATGGTCTTGCATCATCTATTACAGGTTCTTCTGTAACTCGTGCAGGCGGTGGCGGCGCAGGAACTGAAACTAGCAGTGCGGGTACGGGAGGCACTGGTGGCGGCGGAAATGGGACATCAGGGAACTCTGGTACTTCGGGCGCAGGAACAACCAATACGGGTTCTGGCGGCGGTGGCGGCGGAGATAGTAATGTAGGTGGTGCAGGCGGTTCTGGGGTTGTCATCCTTAAAACTGTAGCAACGGCGGGGGCAACAACTGGATCACCTTCTGTTGCAGTATCAGGTGGATATAATATTTATACATTTACTGGTTCAGGGAGTATAACTTTCTAATGGCACACTTTGCAGAATTAGATGCGGATAACGTAGTTACACGAATAGTTGTGATTAATAACGCTGAACTTCTTGACGAGAATGACGTAGAACAAGAAATTCTTGGCATATCATTTTGTCAATCTTTATTTGGAGGCACCTGGAAACAAACTAGCTACAACGGTAATCTTCGTAAAAATTTTGCAGGAGTTGGCTATTCTTATGATAGTGGCAAAGACGCTTTTATACCTCCTCAACCGTACTCTAGTTGGACTCTTAATGAAACGTCTTGTCAATGGGAAGCCCCTGTTTCATACCCGACTGATGGCAATAAATACACATGGAACGAAGAAACAACTTCATGGGATGTAATTGAATGAGCGATAAACGATACGAGGCAAATATAATTAGAGCCACGGCTGTTGAGCCTGCTAATAATCTTCAGTCAACCTCTGCTCCAGGGGTGTGGTCAATAGACGAAGTTGTAGAGCTACAGAAGAAAGAAAAATGGCCCACGGTGGGGAATGTTATTACTAATGTGGAACAAGTTTTTTCCACGTTTCTATATGAGGGCAATGGTGCTAATCAAGTCATAGAAAACGGTATTGCGTTAGGAAATTCTAATGATGGTGGTTCTGTTGAGTTTGATGGAACTGGAGACTATCTAAACCTATCAACGCCTGTTGTCCCTGCAAGTGGTCAGTTTTCGTTGGAGGCTTTCATATACCCTACTGCTACAACGGATGAAGCAATTGCATCTCAACATGCAGATGGAGAAACAGGAAGATTTATTTTTAGACTTGATAACGGTAAATTAAATTTTAACTGGGCAGCTAGTGAGCTAACTGATGCTAATAGCATAACTGCAAATGCTTGGTCACACTGTTTGGTTACGAGAGATGCAAGCAATGTAATTAGATTGTTTGTAAATGGTGCGTTAAGAAAGAGTACAACCAACTCAGTTACCTTGAATCAAAACAACTTTACTATAGGTGCAAGCAGAATAGCTTCTCCAGAAAAGTTCTTTAATGGCTTTATCTCTAATGTTCGTGTCGTAAGTGGTGCAATTCCAACCGAATATCAAACGTCTAGCACAACTGAGGGTGCAGCTATCTACACTACGCCTACAACTGGGTTAACGGCAGTATCAAATACAGCTTTATTGACATGCCAAGGCTCGACGCCTCTTGTTGATAACTCAAGCAACTCATACGCTATTACGACAAACGCAGATGCAGCGGCAAGAGCTTTCGGCCCATTTACTGGCACAGGTGGCGAAGGTGGGTTGGTTTGGACTAAAAATAGAGATGATTCCTACGATCATAATCTTGTAGATTCAGCTAGAGGGCTAACAAATAGCCCATACATTAGAAGTAATACTAGTGGCATTCAAGGCACAGATGGCAATGGAATTACAGCATTTAACAATAATGGCTATACGGTAGGTAGTTCTGGAAGTTGGAACGCAAACGGCAATTCTCATGTCTCTTGGACATTTCGGAAAGCCGCTAAATTTTTTGATGTTGTGACGTACAGCGGAACAGGATCAGCTAGAACTGTAAGTCATAGTCTAGGTTCAGTTCCAGGTATGATACTTATTAAAAATACTAGTGGAAGCACTGGTAATTGGAGAGTTTACCACAGAGGTATGAATGGAGGCACTAATCCAGAACAATACTCAATGCGTTTAAATCAAACTAATGCTCAGGCTTCAGACTCTGCTGCTTTTAATGACACTGCGCCAACTTCTAGCGTATTTACAGTAGGAACAAGTGCAACTAACGAGTCAGGTAGAGACTATATTGCCTACCTGTTTGCACACAACAATAATGACGGTGAGTTTGGCCCAGATCAAGATGAAGATATAATTAAGTGTGGGAGTTATACTGGTAATGGTTCTACTACTGGTGTATTTCAAGATTTAGGATTTGAACCTCAGTGGATTATGTGTAAAGTATCTAGCTCAACAGATGGTTGGATTCTTCTAGATAATATGAGAGGTGTTGGTGGAGCAGGGAGTAACGATCCTAGATTAGAAGCAAACACTGATAGTGCTGAAGCTAATGGCGAAATTATGAAGTTTGATGCAACTGGTTTCACACCTCTTACAGCAGACGGTAAGATTAACGGTAGTGGCAAAACCTACATCTACATGGCAATACGCAGACCTCAAGCTGCACCAACTGCTGCGAGTCAGGTGTTTTCTGTTGCAACCTATTCTAGTAACGGTAACAGCAACATATTTAATACTGGTTTTAATGTTGATATGGCTATTACCACAAGAACTAGTGGTACTAATAGATATAATCTTGCGAGATTAATGGGCTCAAAATATTTATTCACGGAGTCAAATAATGCAGAAGGGGATTTAGGTACTCAATGGTATGCTAGAAATAATTCAGTAGATTTTAGCACTAGTTTTTGGGGAACTACTAATAATACCGTTATTTGGTCTTGGGCTAGAGCCAGAGGCTATTTTGACGTTGTTTGTTACACAGGCACAGCAAGCGCAAGAACTATAGCTCATAACCTTGGTGTAGCACCTGAGATGATGTGGGTAAAATGTCGTGACGGGCCAGGGGGTACTGGGGCATCATATTGGGTAGTTTATCATAAAGATTTAGATGCAAGTGCGCCAGAAGATAAAGCTATATATTTAGATACAACTACTGCCGCTTTTGACTTTGCAGGGTATTGGAATGACACAGCGCCCACATCTACTGTTTTTACTTTAGGCACAGGTAATGGAAACGATACTAATGCAAGCGGTCAAAATTACATATCCTACCTGTTCGCTACTCTGCCAGGAATAAGTAAAGTTGGAAGTTACACAGGTTCAAGCAGTGCGGTAGATGTAGATTGTGGGTTTACTAGCGGTGCTAGATTTATACTGATTAAGAGATCAAGTGCATCGGGAGATGGTTGGTTTACATTTGATAGCGTACGAGGAATTGTAGCGGGTAATGATCCTTTCCTATACTTAAACGATCAGCAAGCTGAGTTTACATCTTATGATGCTATCGACCCATATAGCGCAGGTTTTACTGTCACAACAGCTTTAGGTGGTCTTAATACCAACGGTTCAACTTACGTCTTTTACGCAATCGCACAATAAAGGAGTTTAGTCATGGGACTAATAAGAATACGAGAAACAGGCGAGGTAGTGACGGAAATAACCTTCCGCACGATGCACAAGAAAACTCGACCTGTTCTAGAACCAACGCTCACAGTAGAACGCCTAGATGGTCTGGGTGCAGATCTTGTTATGGAAAGTGCTCAAGCCACAACAACAGCGCCTTACGAATTTAGTTTTAGGTCTGGTGTAGCACAAGATTCTGATGGCAACTGGATGACAGTCAATTCTGTTGGGCCAGTGTTTACTGAGTACACAGACCTTGATGGCAACGTACAATCGGTTGACGCACAAACCACAGCATATCGTGCCAACGTAGATGCGACAGCCGCCGAAGGTGCAAGGTCTACTCGAACAAAACTTCTTGCAGATTCTGATTGGACACAAATGGCTGACACTGCTTTGAGCACAGAAAAGAAAGCTGAGTGGGTTACTTATCGTCAGGCACTTAGAGACTTGCCAAGCGCATCAGGATGGCCTCATACTCACACCATGCCAACGAAACCATCATAATGCCAAAAGATACCACAAATGAAATCGCGTTAACAACGCCTGACATTAAGATTCAACTTCCACAAGCGAAGCCTGAATACAAATCTATGTTGGCAAACATTGCAGAAAAAGCTCCTGCAATTGCACAGGCATCTAGCAACTTCTATAAGTCTCATTCACAGATGATGAGTGTGACATTAGATGTAACTGCGATTACACCTATACGTTCTGTAAAGCATAGCCTTGCTGAGATAGAGAAAACAAAGGCAGCTTTACAAGAGGGCTACTTCAAGATGAAGAAGGAAGAAGTAAAGCTCAAGAAGCTAGAGCGTAAGCTCCTAGAAGAAACAGATGATTTAGAACGTGAGATGCTTGAGATTAAGATTAACGAAAAGCAAGCACAGGCGGCAAGCTCTCGTGGATATGTAGAAGCTGCGGTTCGTAAGCTAAACTTCTTTACCAATCAGTATGACAACCTGATGAAGAAGATCGGCAAGGATGAGCTTACCGAAGAAGACTATGAGCGCGAAGAAGTTAAGTACCACATTATGACCTGCATGAAACAAGCATTGAATGCAGCTAGAAGTCGTAATGGTCAGATAGATGAAGGTAATCTTATTTATGTGTTTGATCTAGGGATCAATGCAGCGCAGGCACAGGCAGAAGTCTTTTCCTATTTGCAGTGGGAAAACGAAATCATCAAACAAGGTAAGGCACCAGAGCATCACCACACGGTTCAGTGGTTAGAGGCTTGTGCAGAAAAATGGGCAGATTGCCCTGGAGACTTTGCAAACAGCCGTGGTTTTGATATCATGGACAGAACATCTCTGACTAACACTCCACAGCTAGAGGATAAGAAAAATGGCACACAAAGTAGTAAAGTACAGACTAGAAAGTGACGGCACTATACCAACTTGGTTAAAGTTTGGTGTAACGCAATCAACAGGTGGTATGTATCCCGTTGCAGATAGTGGTACAGCTAGTCCACAAGATTGGATTATGATTGGCATATCGGCTGATGGGTCAGATACTTCTGGTGCAATTGAGGAAATAACATCTAAAGATAATCTACAGACTTACCTTACTGCACAAGCATCAGCAAACAGTTGGACAGACCCTGCACCAACAGATGAAGATCCAGATGCAACAACAGCTTTTGATGCTGCCGCACATGCTCAACGTGTTTGGGATGATTTAGACGCACTTAACGCATAGGATGCTAGATGCCATTAACCAAACTTCAGTTCAAACCAGGTGTCAATCGAGAGACCACCTCTTACACGAATGAGGGCGGTTGGTTTGACATAGACAAGGTACGCTTTCGCTTTGGTATGCCTGAGAAGATTGGCGGTTGGTTAAAGTTCACCACAGCATCGTACTTGGGTACAGCAAGAGCTATGCACCCTTGGGTGGCATTAGATAACAGCCGACTTATCGGTATTGGCACATCACTAAAATACTACATTAACCAAGATGGGGGTGCCTTTAATGATATAACCCCGATTAGAAGTACGACAGCAGCAGGGGATGTAACCTTTGCTGCAACCAATGGATCATCTGTAATCACAGTAACAGACGCGGCTCACGGAGCGGTGGTAAATGACTTTGTAACTTTTAGTGGTGCGGCTTCTCTTGGTGGTAACATAACAGCAGCGGTATTAAACCAAGAGTATAATATTACTGAGATAGTAAACACCAATAGCTATAAGATTGCTGCTCGTGCAGCAGGAACTACTATAACACAAATAACCGTAAACGGAGCTTTGGTTCCTAGTTTGGTAAACGCAAGTGGATCAGACTCAGGAAACGGCGGTAGTTCTATAGTAGGTGCCTATCAGGTTAGTGTTGGACTAGATACCACTGCAACAGGTGCGGGTTGGGGCGTAGGAACTTGGGGTCGTAACGGTTGGGGTCAAGCAGCTACCACACCTATTGTTACAAATACCTTGCGTATCTGGTCACATGATAACTTTGGTGAAGATCTTCTTATAAATGTGCGTAATGGCGGCATATACTATTGGGATAAAACAAGCGGATTTGCTACGAGAGCCGTAAGTTTAGACTCTCTTGCAGGATCTACAAGCGCACCCACGATAGCTAAACAGATTATGGTTTCAGATAGAGACAGGCATATTATAGCGTTTGGTTGTGACACAGAGGCAAACCCTGGAGTTCAAGATCCATTAGCTATACGTTTTTCTTCTCAAGAATCTTTGACTGATTGGGCAACAACAGCCGCAAACACTGCGGGTGAATTAAGATTGGGATCTGGTTCAGAGATTGTAGCAGCAGTAGAAACAAGACAGCAGATCTTGGTGTACACCGACGAATCCTTGTATGCCATGCAGTTCTTAGGTCCACCGTTTACCTTTGGTGTAAACCTTGTTTCAGAAAACGTTACGACTATGGGCCCATTATCCGCGGTAGCTGTTGAGGACAACGTGTTCTGGATGGGACTAAAAGAGTTTTATGTTTACGGTGGTACGGTACAAAGACTACCTTGTTCCGTCAGAGATTTTATATTTGATGATTTTAATTTACTACAGCGAGAGAAGGTTGTAGCTGCAACTAATACAGCTTTTTCTGAGGTTTGGTGGTTTTATCCATCGGCAAGCAGTGACAATAACGATAGATATGTAGTTTACAATTACGAGCAACAGGTTTGGTATTATGGGGCACTTGCTAGAAGCTTTTGGATGGATCGTGGTATCTTCGACAACCCAATTGCAGCAGGGCCAAACAATTACCTCTACACTCAAGAGTCTGGATTTGATGACGATGGGTCTGCAATTACTGCATATATTGAATCAAGCCAAATGGACATTGGAGATGGAGAGCAGTTTTCTTTTATACGTCGTATGATACCAGATCTCACGTTCCGCGGATCAACGGCGGGTAGTCCGTCTGCAAACATTACAGTTAAGACACGTAACTTTCCGGGCGGCAACTACTTACAGTCTACGTCAAGTGCGGTAACAAAGACGGCATCGGTGCCTGTTGAACAGTTTACGGATCAAGTGCATTTAAGATTACGGGGCCGTAGCTTTGCGGTTAGGGTTGAGTCCACAGCAACGGGTGTTGGTTGGCGGCTTGGTTCTCCACGGTTGGATATACGGCCTGATGGGAGAAGATAGTGTCACGAAACTTAATTCTTCCCTTCTTTGCTGTACCTCCGACACAGTACGATCAACAATACTTCGCGAACCTCACGCGAAGTTTTGCCATATATATGGAGCAACAACAAAATCCAGGAGAAGAAAGGGCAACAAAGCTGACCCTTACGGACTTACAAACGGACGATTCGGGGTTAGAAAATGGAGCATTGTTTCAACAGGATGGTTTTGTTAAGATAGCATTAATTAATAAACCGCATGTGCGAGGATTAGGTGCAACGGGTGCGGTAGGAACAGTAACGGTGACAACGACATGAGTGATGACACAATTTTAATAATGTCGAACGGTTCTAAGTGGAAACCTGCGACAAGTTCTGATATAGTGCATTGTGTGCACTGTGATAATGCAGTTGATACACCCGCAGAGGTCGCGAGTTACCCAGAGGGTAGTTGCCCAGATTGTGGCAAATCGTGGACAGGCGCAGAGCGACGCAGTACCTCTATAACCGTGACTGCCCCCGAAGCAATCTCAGGAGAAGCGTAATGCAGCAGTATGGAACAATGACAATGCCGGACGCGGGTATCGGTACGTTTCTTACTTCAAACATGGATGAGATTGAGGATAACGTTCTAGCTTTTGGTGCGCCACAAGGCATAAACTCTATGGTTGATGTTGGCAATCGAATGGCTTCCTTGGGACGCAACGGAGATAATCAACTTGTTCATATGAAAACTGGGGAGATTGCAGTATCTCCAGAAATACTAAATGAAAATCCACAACTAGCAAAAGAATTAACAGCAGCTTTTGATAGATCCAACGTAGACATGAATCGTTATACTGTGGGTTCTGGTGCCAATAGTATTAATCCAATGACAGGTCAGGCTGAATTTTTCTTAAAGAGATTAGTAAGTGGAATCAAGAAAGTATTTAAGAAAATCGCTCCAATTGTTATACCGATTGGTTTGAATATGCTTATGCCGGGACTTGGTGCCGTGGGATCTGGCGCGTTAGGCGCGGGCATTGGTACTTTGGTGCAAGGCGGCAGCTTTAAAGATGCTTTAAAAAATGCGGCTCTTGGAGGTTTAGCAGGAGGTTTTACTGCGGGGATACAGACAGGTTTTGGCGAAGGGTTTTCTGAAGCGGCCTTTGGTAACTTAGGTGGACGTAAAGGTAGTTTCTTCAACAACCCGTTTAAAGCAGCAGGCGCAGGACAGGTCGCGGCTCCCGGAACCGATGTAGCGAACAACGATGGTATTTTGTCTAACTTATCAGAGAAGGGTAAAGATTTATTTAGTAAGCTTAATCCAAATCGTGACGTTTTAAATCCAGTAGAAATGGCTTCACAAGCTGACGCTCTAGTGTCTTCAACTCCTACCCTTCAAAAGATTGCACAAACTATGCCAGAAAAAGCTTTTAATATTGCTATGGAAACCGTTAAATCTAACCAACCAAGTTTCCTTTCAAGGTACGGGCCGCTTGCTTTAGCAGGAACAGCGGTTGCGGGCGCAGCAGGCGCGTTTGATACGCCCGAAGAAAATTTAGGAGCTTCTCCTTTTGGTATTACTTCTCGTGAGCTTTATGAAAAAGATCCAAGTAAATATAGCGTTTTTGCACAATACAATAAACCAACACCAATGTCACAAGTAAGGCCCGTTTACGCCTCAGAATTGTATAGTAAATTTAGCCCTCAAACGGCGGCTGCGGGTGGGGAAATGAATCGTAATAAGTTCCCGCCAAAAAACGGGTATATTTCAGGTCCTGGAACAGAAACTTCTGATGACATACCCGCAATGCTTTCTGACGGAGAATTTGTAATGACTGCCAAAGCAGTGCGTGGTGCAGGAAACGGTAGTAGGGAACAGGGCGTAAGAAAGATGTATGATATGATGAGAGCCTTTGAAGGGGGAGCGGTAACATGAGCGTCCAAACAACGATAACTCGTCAAGACCCCGACATAGAAGCCTATCGTTTAGGTCTTTTAAGCGACGTACAAGGTTTAATCAGGAATCAGATGTTTGGTCAGCAGGTCCAAAACTTGCGCAGCATGGGTTATGATGACGCTACGATTGGGACAATGTTATCTACCGAAGCTCAAGGCACAGATGGCGAAGAAGGTTATGTTCCTGGAGTTACCTATGACGCAGACTATATCGGGGGAATTTCTCCTGATGCTATGTTTGGTCCAACTAATTTTGAGGTAGCGGGATTTAGAAGACCACAACTTGACGCGATAAAATTAGCTGAAGCCGGGGTTGGAGGTTATAAACCATATTTGACCACTGCTATGAACCAACTATCAAGCGGTTCAGACGCCCTTGAAAAAGGAATTACTGGTTTAACGGGTGCTTCTAATGAGTTTAACCCATCGGGTATTGCTTCTTTTATGTCCCCATATCAACAAGAAGTTATTGACCGCACAATTGAAGATCTTGAAAAAAATTATGGGCGTCGTGAAAATCAAAGGCGTCAGGAACTTGCGGCGGAAGCTGTGGCACGAGGGGCCTTTGGAGGTTCTGCTCTTGAAAAAAGGGCGGAAGCAAGGGAGTTTGTACCTGCAAGAGAACGTTTTGACAGAGAACTTGGTACTACCGTTGCGGGAATGAGGCAGGCGGGTTATCAAGATGCTGCTACTCGTGCTCAACAAGCCTTTGAAGAAGCAAAAAGAAGGCAATTGACGCAAGCGTCTACCACAGGTCAGCTTGGCACAGGATTAGCCGGAATGGGTATTCAAAGTGCAGGATTAGGTGAAGCAGAACAGTCGCTTCGTGGTAGAGATATTAGTACACTAATGCAGGTTGGCGGAATGGGTCAGGCCCTTGATCAGTCTGCCTTGGAGGCCGCAAGACTTACAAATCAACAGAGATATCAACAACCGTTTACTCAATTAGGGTTTTTATCGGATGTGTATGCGGGGATACCGACCTCACAATCTAGTCAAACAATGACTTCTGGAAGCAATGCTTCACCTTTTATGCAAGCTGCAAGCCTTGGCATAGCCGGATTAAGTGCTTATGGTGGTGCTAAACAAGCGGGGATTTTATAATGAATAAAGGTTTTCAATCACTTCCAGAATATGTTCAAAGGAAGATAGACCCCGAAATGGCAAAAAAATACATGGGCGGTGGTTCCGTGATGCAACGTCCTATGTTCAGGCAGGCAGGGGGACCGATGATGGCACCTCCTCCAATGGCACCTCCTCCGATGGCTCCTGAACCAAGTATGGATATGGCTTCACAACAGTTACAACAAATGGAGCAGCAGACTTCTGGAATTGGTTCTGCGGTAGCTCAACAGACATTAAGTAATATAGACGCGGCAGACGATCCAAAGAGCATGATTGACGCTTTACGCGGCAATGAAAGGCCCCTTGAAGCGCGGTACACGGAACTTGCGGGATTTGTCGGGGAGGCTGATGCGCAGCAAACACCCGAAAGTGTTTTGGCAATGGTGCAGCCTACTATAATGATGACGGAAGAGGGTGCATTAGACAGCGGGGTTGGCGAACTCATGCAGGGGTTGGCAGGTCAGATTGACATGGAAACACCTTCCGGGGAGGCTACTCCAATGGGTCAAGGGGTTGGCGAACTCATGGCAATGGGGGCGGGCAACACTCCACCCGTAAATTTTAATCAAGGTGGCGCAGTGCGCCATTATGCACCTGGTGGGGCTGTAACAGAACGCGCTACTACAATGCTTCCTGAGTTTCAAAGCCTGTATGCTTCTGTGCTAGGAGATCCTGCGCAACGGCAAGCGGAACTTGATGAACAGAAAAAACTTACAAAAGCGCAGATGCTCTTTGACATTGCGCAAACGGCACTTGCGGCAGGAGCGCCTACCGCGCAGCCAATGTCCGCGGCTGAACGTATAATGTCCGCGGCCCAAGGGACTCAGTTGTTTAATAAAATAGGGGATCGTGCGGCAGGCCAACTTCAAGCAAAACAGGCTTTAGAAGCTGAAAAACGTCAGATGGATTTAGCTGCGTTGCAGAGTTCTATTAGTCAAGCTTCTACAGAAAAAGCTGCGGCAGATGCTTTAGCATTAGCTACGGCTAAGACAGGTACAGATACTGATTATAAACGCGTGGTAGGCTCCGACGGAAAAGATTTAGGTACTTTTAACGTAAATAATACTGTGAGAGCAAAAGCCTTTGAAAAAGTATTAGAAGCTAATCCCGGATCCAGGGCCTTTAATTTAGGTACTGAACCAAAAACGGATAAAACAGATTTTAAAACAGTAACTCTATACCCGGTAGATGGTAAAAGTGAACCAATTACAATGC